GCGTTTGACCCGGAGCGCCTTCAAAAACATGAACCACTTGCGGCCGCCCCGTGCTGTCGCGGGCGGCGATATCAACCTGATCTCGGAAAATGCTGTTTTTCGTGAAGCGGTAGGCGAGAGGAAAACCGAAATCGTCCATGCGGACGCCCTGAAACATACGGGACATTGTGTCCGTATCTTGCACGAGCCGGTGCGGTAAAACGAGTTGAACCTTTGTCCGCGTCATTGACACGTCGCGGCGGATCGACGGGAGCAGGCTAATCGCCTCGCCATAAGCGAAATTGGTCTTGAGAACCATCGCAGTTAACTGCCCCATGGTATGCTTACCGGCCGCGTCGCACTCGACGGGGTTTTCTGACCAGAGTATCCAGCGACGGGCTACGAGGTCGATCCATTCTTCCGTTTGCTTCTCATCCCATCCAAGAACGGTTTGATCCGGCGTTGGGTTTAAGCGAAGACCAGTTCCGATAGTTGTCGCAACAGCTTGATTGACCGCCCCAGCAATCCAGCCAGAGTTTTGCAGAGCTTCAATCGCACGAGCTGCGGCCTCAATATATGCTGTACGCACGTCTTCACGGGCGTCCCTTAAAGCAGGACGCCACGCAAAAAGTGCCGCAGCTCCGCCGCTTCCCGGAGACCGGAAATACTGCGCGGAGTGCTGTGGTGAAGACGGTTGGACTACGCCTAATACCGACCCGTCAGTTCCGACGCGAATGCGCGGTTTTGTTGGTGCATTCATCATCACAACCCATTAAATCGAGCAGCAAATTGCGAGATGCGGTCGAATTTCTTCTCCACCTCAGAACTTGGTGCTCCGTTTGCATCAGGAACCGGAATGGTCGGCCCCGCTGTATCGTCTTCATTCCTCCGTCGTGCGTTCGGACTTAGGCGGTGAGCGTTAAGCTGGTAGCCAGCCGCCGCCGCCAAAGCCTCACAGTCGAGATAGTGGTTTTCACGGGAACGCTGCACCCAGACTGGCGTACCGGTCGGGGAGGTGATTCGCGCTTCGCTTACTATCTGCTGGCAATAATCATCCGTTGTTTCCTCATGCAGTCGCCATGCGCCGAGGCTATCCAAAGGGTAGCGGATGCGTTCATGCACCCAACTTTTCCAGTGGTCAGTATCGAGCAAATGCAGAGTAAGCCCATATTTTGAGGTCTTACCGTCGGCCTTTACTTCGATTTTCGACTGAATAATCGGGCGGGACTGTGTTCGTCTCCCTTTGGTCGGGAAAACAAAACGAGGAAAACGCCGCGCAAACGAATAGACGCGGTGTTCAGGAACGGCAAATTTCTTGCCTGGACGGAAACCACTATCAACGAACGCAAGCCGTATCGGCAGGCCGTCGATAGGCTCTGTGAGCAGATCGGCGAGATCGTCCCATACCTCTTGTTGAGAAGTATCGCCCCAGAGGTCGCCACTATCGACAAGCCATGACGTTGCACGCGCGCCCCACGCTCGAATGACGAACGGAAGGCGGTTTTTCTGAACGTCGACACCGGCCGTCAAAAAGACAGCCTGATCTGGGATAGTCCGAGGAAGATACGGAGCCTTTAGGTTCGCCACCTCCTGCCACTCTGGCACGTCACCTCCGCCCGGCGTGTAGACCTCCCCGAAACCTGCATTGATTGCCGTCTGCACCTTGCCAGTCTCACCAGAGGCGAGGGCTTTAAGATACGTTTCGGCACGTTCTCCGAACGATACGAACGGAGACGCAAGACCCGAAACCCAGAATGACAATGTTGTGGTGTCGGGAGGATCACCGGCGACGTTACCGTCGACGTCGACAGTTTGCCCCGGCGCAACGAATACGCCGGTCGCGTTCATGGTTTCCTTGTGAATATCCTCAATAACGCATCCATTACGAGGGCACTCGATAACAGCCTCTCTACGAGCTTGTGCCGGAGTTGCCGTCTTCGGCCACGATAGGCATTTAAACCGAGGGACAAACCACTCGCGGCAGTGCGGGCATTGCCATGTCCAGTGGTGGCGAGTGCCTTCCTGCCACAGCCGCCAAATAGGTGAGGCTACGTCGTCAGGATTGACCACCCCCCAAAACTCAAGGCCGCTGTCTTCGTCCATTTCAGTTTCGACCATTCCTTGCGAGGGCGTGGAGGTTATGCCGGTCATGAAGTCCGCATATGTGATGCCGCGAGCTTCGACGAGGCCGAGCGGATCGCCTTGTCCTTTGATGTTTGCGGCCATTTCGTCGTATTCATCGATGAGTGCTAGTCCGGCAGGGTCGGACTTGAGGGCGGTTGAGGATCCGGCATGGGCGAGGCGCACGGTAACGCCAGCAACTCGCTTGAGCGTCTTTTTCATACGTTTACCGCGAGCGAGCTTCCGCTTTAGTTTCGGAGCTTCATCGAACAGCCCCATGAGGCGCGGTTCAAACTGGTCGTTAAGAAACTTTTCGGAAGGGCCGACGTAAAGGATCGGCACCGGTCGCGTGTCGCACCGGAAGCCAATAACATCTAGAATTGTTTCTGTCTTACCGCTCTGCGCGCCTGTGACAAGGACGTTTCGCGTGTAGCGAGGATCATCAAAACCGCGCGCATACGGGACAATGTACGGAGTATAAAAAGGATCGCGCTGTCCGGGCTTTCCTGATGTAGGAGGGTAGACGCGATTGTCCGCCCCCCATTGGTCAGGCGTCGTCTTCTCCGTCGGCTCCCAGAGGATCGCGGCCAGATCGTAAAGCCTCGCCCGCTTCTCTGAACTTGCCTTGTGATCGAGCAAACGCCCCATTTAAACCCTTCTCAATCTCCACGCGCAGTTTCACGTCGCGCGTCACCGCTGCCGGTATTCCGGAAAGTTCTGCGCGTAATGTTGCAAAAACACTTGAGACGACGGCTTCAACATCGTCCATTTCGACGAGACGGCCTTCCTCTTTCCCGATCCGGAGCTCGACCTCTCTTTGCCGCGCGGCCTTGAGGCCGCTGTCGGCGGCGGATTTTGATGCTTGTTTTTCTTCGTCTTTCAAAAAGCGAATGTAGCCTTGAACAGCATCGGTTACGGCATATTTGCCTTTGCCAATTCTGGGGATGTAACCTGAGTTCACAAGCTGCCGAATGCGCTCAGTTGAGAGCATAAGTAAACCGGCTATTTGCGCGGCTGTGATAGTGAAATCCTTAATGTCGGACATTCCTATTTCCCGTCGTTTCCAGCATGGCGAACACCAACACCAACCGCGAATTTAGAAATCTCAAAATTGTTCATATTCCGGGCAGCAGCGTGCCCGCACAGCTTGCCTATGGGGTAAGGTACCTTTTCTTTACCCCTTCACGTCGCGATACAGAGGCGCACAGAGCGGTGAAGGCAGACGAATGGCTGGATGCAGCTGACTGCACTCTGCTCGCCAGCGGCCTTTCTTGTGGCTTTCCCTCTAGCGCCTAAGCTACCACTTGAACAGGCGCATGAGTTCGTGCTCAACGCGCTTCATGATAAACCCGTCGACTTGCTTCCACTTAGCTACGGTTGGATCTTTGGTGATCTCTCTCGCAATATTGGGACCGAACAGCGGTTCGACTGGCCCGCGTTCTGGACTGGTACGTTTATAAACCTTGCCATCATAAGCAGACACGATGAATGTGGATTTGAAAACTCGGCGCTGTTTCCAAGGCGCAGCGCTTACGCCTTTCTTACCTTGCCTTGCTGCGAAGAGATTGAGGTTCATCTCATTACCAGTCGCTTCAAGAGTGTAGGAAAGTTTATTCGGGTTAGCCCGTTTTGTTTCAACGGCCTTATTAATTAAGCCGTATTTAATTCCTGTCTGGCTGACAAGGGAACGCTTGACCTGTGTCCGCGCCATGTCGCCGCCTCGGTTAAGGGCATTTGCAAATATACGTTTAGCTTTTCCCTCACCTGCGACGTTCAGGGCTTTGCCAAAGTTCTCATAAACGCCGTCTTTTGTGATGACGATATCACCGGACATAACTATTCACTCCCCTCATCTTTGGACAATAAAAAACCCCGACAGGAGGGGAAACTGTCAGGGTTCACTA